ATTAAGGAGTATTCGATGGCTAACGAAATATTGTTGACCAAAGACAAACATATAATGTGTCCGATAGCGGTAGCGGCTGTGCAGTTAGGAATAACACGGGTTGCGCTAAACACTTGGATCAAAGATAATTCTTTTCCAAAAGAAGGTAGCCGTATCGACCTTGCTGACTTGCTGCTGGCAAGGCGAGAAACCGCTGAACGACAAAAACAGGATTTGTCCGACACAGAGAAGAAGCTGAAAGCCGAAGTTAAATATAAGTCGGAAAAGGCTAAACAGGAAGAAATGATTACGCTGCAAATGATGGGTGAACTTATTCCACAGGAGCAAGTTAAGGATAGCCTTGAAATGCTTTTTCTTGACATACGGCAAACGCTTCTTACTGTGCCGGATAACATCAAAACAAGAGTGTACGGCATTGACCCAGATATAGCAACGGAGTGTGAAGAAGTTGCCAACGAAATTATCACAAAAATACTCACAAGACTTGCAAGCGGCGATAACATCGGACGTGCGGCAAACGTGGGCGAAAAACCTAAAAAGCGTTATACGAAACGCACTGCAAGCGTTTCAGCCGCCACCACCGCAGACAGTGAGTGAATGGGCAGACAATAACCGCATACTGACCAGAGAAGAATCCCCGTCTGCTGGTTTATGGAATACTGACAACACTCCGTATTTACGTGACATCATGGATACGTTTACGGATAAGACTACGCAGATAACAACAGTGCTGAAAGCTACGCAGCTTGGTTTTACCGAAGCAGCGGTAAACATCTGCGGATATACGATAGACCGTTCTCCGTGCCGTATCTTTTACGTTATGCCGGACGAAGATTTGGCAAAAGACTTTTCCGTTGACCGATTACAGAAGGCATTAAAAAATACACCTAACATTGCAAAGAAGATAGAATCTGCTGACCGAAGCAAGGCGTTGGTAGTACGTTTTCCCGGTGGCTTTATCCGTTTGTCTGGCGCAAATTCGCCAGCTAAATTAGCATCGTGGCCTATTCCCCGTGTAATCATGGACGAAGTGGATAAGTTTCCGCAATGGACAGGACGAGAAGCAAACCCTGTATCGCTGGTAAAGGAACGTACTAAAAACTGGCCTTGGCGAAAAATCCTTGTTGGTAGTACGCCAACAACGGAATGGGGTTATGTGTATCGGTCATACATGGAATCCGAAATACATTATCAGTTTTATGTGCCGTGTCCTGAATGTGGGCATTACCAAACATTAAAGTTTCCTAATCTTAAATTCCCTACAGTGATAGATGACCAACGGTTGTCCAGGGAAACGTATTATGAATGTGAACAATGCCATCATCATATAAGAGATAAAGAAAAGTTGCCGATTCTCCGCAGGGGCAAGTGGATAGCGGACGAACAGCTAAACTACAAGCCTAAAGTTGTTGGGTATCGGTTAAATACATTGTATTCCCCGTGGGTGTCGTTTGCGGAAGTAGCCAAAGAATTTTTGAAAAGCAAAGACGATCCTACATCACTAATGAACTTTGTTAATTCATGGCTTGGTGAGCCGTGGAAGTCGAAGTCAAGCGAGGTAAAGGCGAAAGCCGTATTAGACAAAAAGACAGATATACCGCATGGCATTGTGCCGCACGAAACACTTATCCTTACTGCCGGAGTTGACCGTCAGCAAGGATATTTTTATTGGGTGGTTCGTGCGTGGATGCCTGGAATGCGAAGCACAAAAATTGCTAATGGTTCTGCTGAAACATGGGATGATTTAAAAGCCATCATGGATCAGTATTGGCCTGTCGAAAACAGCGACAAAAAAATGCAAATTATTCTGTATGCTGTGGATTCCGGCTATGAAGCAGAAGATGTGTATGACTTTTGCCAATTTGCTTATGGGCAGGCAACGGTGGCAATTCCCGTTAAGGGTGCATCACAGGCGTTGGCAGGATATTATAAACGTGTCAATTTACAACCTAACGAAAAGGGCAGGGCGTGGCAACGTGCCATGATTCTGTACGAAATTGACACGAACAAATATAAAGACCTTATTATGTATCGCCTAAACAAAGAACTTGGCGAAGAAGGTTGTTGGATGGTGGATGCCGACACGGATGAGGAATACGCCAACATGATTACCGCAGAACAAAAGGTGCGTGATGGTGATAAGGAAGTTTGGCGGCAAATTGGCAAACGACCTAACCATTATCTTGATTGTGAAGTGTATGCGTATCTTGCCGCTGATGTAATGAATATTCGTAATTTACAGCCTGCGCCAACGATACAGGAAAAGAAAAAAGAATTAGTAGACGATATGATACCGCAATATTTCAATCCAGAGGGGTGAGAACGTGACATTAGAAAGTTTGAAAGCGGAGCGTGAAAAAGTACAGGCCGCTATCGACAACATATTAGAAGCTGGGCAGGAGTTTCAGACAAGGGACGGCAGAGTAAAGTTTGCCAACTTGTCTAAACTGTATGACCGACTTTCCTATCTGGATAATGCTATTGCAGCGGCAGAAGGGAACAGCGGTTATAACACTATTCACTTGAAGTTTGGAGGTTTTGACTAATGGTTAAGCAGAGAAGCCCGGACAGCATCTTTTATCGTTTGGGCAGTTTTGTGGACGATGTAAAAAGCATTTTTTCCCCGGAAGCCGCATTAAAAAGTAAAGCAACACGTATGGGTTACTTTGGTTTTGAAGCAGCGCACGAAACGCGCAAGGATGCAATCTTTCCGTGGGATGGCCCGGCAGAGGGCATGAATAAAGCAAGCCGTGCGACATTGAGGGCCAGGGCGAGGGATCTTGAAAGGAATAATCCGATCACAAATTCCATCATCATGGCAATTAAAAATAATGTTGTATCGACCGGCTTTAATTTCCAGGCACGTTCTGATAATGAAGCGTTTAATAAACGTATTGAAGAACTGTGGGAAGAATGGACACACCATGAAAACTGCGACTACACACAGCGACAATCCCTTGATGATTTGCTGAAACTTATCAGCCGCCGTAAGCAAGTAGACGGCGGCATTTTAATTACATTCCCTATTGATAAGAATAGGCGTGTTCCGCTGACCATACAGTTGCACGAAGTAGATGAACTGACTTCTGAAAACGTGCCGTTGCAGAACGGAAACATCCTGTCAGATGGTGTGGAATGTACTGCTGACGGCTTGCCTGTTGCGTATTGGATCACACAGACAGATGTTGACGGCTTTACGATTGCAGAACCGAAACGCATAAAAGCGCAGGACGCTATCTTTTTGTGGGATAGGACAAGGGTCAGCCAGTTTCGTGAAATCACGCCAATGGCAAGCACCATTGTTACCACGAAAGATGTAGGCGACTACAACAATGCGGTTGCATTTCAGCAGAAAACAGCGGCCTGCACATCGGCTTTTGTAGAAACCACGAACACTGCCGGAGCGATGGGGCGTATGGCAATGCAGGAGCAGAACAAACCCAACATTGAGCAGATTAAAGGCGGCAGGGTGCAATACCTGAATCCTGGAGAAACAGTAAAGATGCTGATTCCGTCAGGGCAGGCCGCAGAAGTTGGAAACTATCTGCCGTTGCAGCAACGGATGATAGCCGCCGCACAAGGGTTGTCGTTGGAATCCACAAGCCGAAACGTAGAACGTGTCAACTATTCCAGCGCACGACAAAACCTGTTGGCAGACGAACTGACTTACAAACAGATGCGGAAAGAACTGATTGAATACTTTTTGCGTCCGTTATTTAAGCGATTCGTGAATATCTGCTATTTAGCTGGGTTGTTAGACGGCACAGGATTTAAACCTGACGATTTGCAATACTACAAGGCCGTATGGCTTGCACCGTCATTAGGATGGATCGACCCAAAGAAAGAGGCAGAAGCCAACAATATCAACCTTGGCAATGGCGGTTTGTCATTCCAGCAATACTGCGCTATGCAGGGTGCTGATTGGCGTGAACGCATTGACGAAATGGCAGAAGCACAGGCATACGCTGAATCTAAAGGCGTTGAACTGAATTTTAGCAAGACAGGCGGCGGTAGTGGTAGCGGTTGGGATAATTGGAGAAACGGAGAATCAAGCGATGGTGAAGATTAAGAAATATGCAAGCAGAGATATTGCACTGAATGGTGTAGACGAAGCCACTCGCAAGGTTAGCTTTACGTTTATGACGGACGCTCCTTGCGATAACTGGTTTGTGCCGGAAAGCTGTCTTTGCGAAAAAGAATGTGTGAACCTAAAGCGGTTTGACAACGGTGTGATGCCTGTCCTGTTTAACCATAACAGGGATGTGGTTATTGGCAGAGTTGATGCAATTCGTTTTGAGGAACACAAGGTAATTGCTGACATCACTTTGGACGATGATGAAGAAGCAAACAAAGTAATGAAAAAGCTGGTATCGGGCAGTTTGCGTGGCGTATCCGTTGGGTACATGCGTGAACATACGGTACGGGTGAATGCAGGGCAGGAATATCGTGGCGTGAAGTATGACGTTACCACTGATGTTACCGACCTGTGGCAACCCTATGAAGTGTCCATTGTTAGCTGTCCTGCTGACCCGGATTGTGGTGTCGGTAGAGAACTTGCAGAAATAGAAATGGAAATTGAAAACAAGGAGGAAAAAGCAATGGAAAAAGAAAAAGACACCACTATTATGCAGGATAGTGGCAAGGTTGCGGAAGATGCCGTTAAAGCAGAACGTGACCGGGTAACTGAAATCTGTGCGGTTTGCCGCCAGTTTAATGTTCCTGCCGATAAAATGGACGGGTACATTAAAGAAGCTAAAACTGTTGATGCCGTTCGCAAGGCAATTTTGGACGACATGGCAGCGGAGCAGAAGCCTGCAAAAGTCACTGTGGAAAAGGACGCAGGCGACAACTTTATTGAACGTGCCGTTGACGGATTGGCACTGCATCATGGCGTAATCACTGATGCCGAAGCAGTAAAAGGTGCTGACGAGTACCGCAATGGTTCTCTCCGTGCGATTGCCGAAGATTGCCTGATTGCCGGTGGCATGAGCGAACGTGAACTGCGCCACATGAGCGCACATGAAGTTTTTGAAGAAATGTTCAACTCTCATAGTCGTGCTATGGGTACTGAACAGTTCAGCATGATTATTGACCAGTTTGGCAACAAGACCATGCTGAAAGGCTATCAGGAACAGCCTACTGTATTCCAGCAGTTAGTTTCCAAAGGTAGCAACAAAGACTTCAAACCTACCCACAAATACCGTCTTGGCTTGGATGGCAAGCCTGAACTGATGCCGCCTGAATCTGGCGAGTTCAAGTATCAGGAAATGGCAGATGAAAACATTAGCACTGCTATTCAGACCTACGGCAAGGCTATCAGCTTTACCCGTGAAATCTTTATCAACGATGATATGGGTGCGGTTGTAAAAGCTATCCGTATGCAGGCTGGTGGTTTCCGCCGTTTGCAGGAGGAAATGTTCTTCAATGTTCTGACCAACATTACGTTTAATTCCACCACTCGTAAAAACTTGGTTGTGACCAACAAAAACATTTCCGCAAAAGCATATTCTGAAATGCGCACCTTAATGCGCCGTCAGAAAGACTTTGAGGGCAAGGCTTATATCGGTGTGTTCCCGGCTTTCATTTTGGCTTCTGATGAA